GGATTGGATTGATGGATGCTATTTGCCATTATTGTAAAGAGAGTGGCCTAGAAGTTGAAGTGGCAGCCACTCTTATATCCTCTGCCTTGAAGTCGGAGATTAGAGAAGAAGCACAGTCACTCAACCTAATTAAAAAGACCTCCAAGCTGCCTATATGAACGAGGGAACAGGTTTTGCAGCCTTTGCATTGTATAATGCTTTGAAGCTCCATTTCACATCAAAATCCTATGATTACTTTAAGTATAATGGTAAGACTAATGTAACCAAAACTACATTTTCTTCCCGTAAGGACAAGTATTCATTCTACAAACTCAGCCGTAAATACTCATTGGATGAATTAAAGCAATTCTATATTGCCAATTTCTTAGAAGGTGATAAGTGGGTGGGTGAAATGACCAATGCTGAAGGTGAAGATGCCTACAAGAAGTGGATGAAAAGACAACAGAGCTTGACTTATATCTTTGAGAATGATATCCTATATCTTGTGGATCATTTTGAGGATGATAAAGAGTCCATCATTAAAGTGTATAACGGTGAGCATCCAAATTTATTGAGCTTATTGATGCGAGATAAAGTATCAATAGAGACCGTTGTTATAATGAATGATATACTGAATTTTTGGCCAATGTGGACAGAAAAGATTAAAGAAGATATTATTTGGCCAATATGGCAGATACAGATTGAAAAGTATACGCCATTTGTTCAATACGATAAAGCAGTTTTTAAAAATATATTAGTGAAGAATTTTAGATGAAAAACATTTACCTTGATATGGATGGTGTGATTGCTGACTTTGGTAAAAGATATCAAGAGTTATTTAAGATGACCACCAAAGAAGCCGAAAAAGACAAAAAGTGGGGGCAATCCTTTGATAAGTTTGTTCAAGATAGGCATTTTGCCACATTGGATTTAATGCCAGAAGCCATAGAATTGATGGACTATTTAAAAGGTACTGGTATACCAATTACCATTCTTAGTTCTACTGCTAGTGATAAGAGAGACCCATTAATTAGGCCCCAGAAAATGGAGTGGTTGAGTAAGCATAAGATAGACTTCCCTGTTATCCTAGTGCCAGGTGCGCACCTAAAGAAGGACTACGCAACTCCAAACTGTATTCTAATAGATGATACAGCAAAGAATATTGATGGCTGGAGGCGAGAAGGTGGTATTGGTATACTTCATGAAAGTTTCTTCCATACACGCATAATAATGTCGATGTATGCTTGACAACCGCCTAAATAAGTGATATACTATATTTTGTAGTTGATTATGAGTAGTTTTTGAAAGCAGTTATATTCCGTTTATACACCGTTAATAAGGAGCATTATATGAGTTTTGCAAATCTCAAACGCCAATCAGGCAATCTGGATAAACTATCCAAAGCAATCGAAGCATTAAACACACCAACAGAAGGTTCAGAGAAGTCAGATAATTTCTGGCGACCAGAAGTAGACAAAGCAGGTAATGGCATGGCCGTTATTCGTTTTCTACCTGCCGCAGAAGCTGATGGTGATGATGCCTTACCGTGGGTTAAAGTATTCTCCCATGGATTCCAAGGTCCTGGTGGTTGGTTAATTGATAATTGTTTAACGACAATGAATCAACAATGTCCAGTCTGTGAACACAATTCTGGATTATGGAATTCAGGTATCGAAGCAAACAAAGAAGTAGTCCGTAAGCAGAAGCGTAAGTTGAATTATATCGCCAATGTCTATATCATTTCGGATCCAAAGCATCCAGAGAATGAAGGCAAAGTGAAGTTGTTTAAGTTCGGTAAGAAAATCTTTGATAAGATTACCGAAGCAATGAATCCTGCTTTTGAGGATGAGACAGCAATCAATCCATTTGATTTATGGAAAGGTGCCAACTTCAAGTTAAAGATTCGTAAGGTTGAAGGCTATCAGAATTATGATAAGTCCGAATTCGAATCAGCATCACCATTGTTGAACGATGATGAAGCAATGGAAGCAGTTTGGAAGAAAGAGTATGCCTTATCAGATATGACTAAGGCAAGTGAGTTCAAATCTTATGAGGTCCTGAAGCAGAGACTAGATAAGGTACTTGGTCTAAATGGTGAAGTAGTAAAGCCAAAGACTACAGTAGAACAACTCAAAGAAGCACCTAAGAAAGCACCAGCATTAGCCGAAGGCGATGATGATGATATTTCTTATTTCTCTAAGTTGGCTGAGGAAAACTAAATGATTGATTACGCAAGTCACATTGTCTATGACCAAATCAAGAAATGCTTTGTCCTTGAATATGGTAATGAAAAACGTGAACTATGTGCCGAAGGATTTCAAGAGGCGGTCATAGAGTGTGAACTGTGTAAGTATTTTGAATAACACCCTACGGGG